GGCCAGGCATCCCGGATCATCTCGGCGGCGTCCTGCGTCTCGCGCGCCAGGCGTTCGGCGCGGCTCTGGCCGCCGACCGCTACGCCTCCCGGTATTGGGCGGCGGGTGGATCGCCCACGACGTACATCTCCACGGCGCAAGAGATCGACAAGACGCAGGCGTCCAACATCGCGGAGCTCTGGCGCGCCAGGCGCTCCATGGGACCCGACTATCCCGCCGTGCTGGGCAAGGGCGCGGAGGCGCACCCGTTCGGCGCGGACCCGACGCAGGCGTCCGCGGTGGATGCGCGGAAAGAGATCACGGCGGATATCGCCCGGTATTTCGGCGTCCCGACGCGGCTCGTCAACGCTCCCGCGTCGGACGACGAGACGTACGCCAACGTGGAGTCGGAGGGTCTCGATCTGCTCCGCTACTGCCTGGGTGACTACACGGGCGCGGTGGAGGATGGGATCTCCGGCCTGCTCGGAGACGGGCGCCGGATGACGCTCGATCCGACGTCCTACACGCGCGGTCTCCAGGGCGATCGATACAACGCATGGGCAACGGCCACGGGCAATAAGCCGTGGATGCTGCCGCGGGAGGTCCGGGAGGCGGAGCATCTCCCGCCGCTCTCCGATCTCGAGCTCGCCGACCTGGAGCCTCCGGCGCCGCCTCCTCCTCTGGCGCCGGACGCGCTCCGTCCTATCCCGGAGGTCGCGCGGTCATGACGGACGGACGGACGGTGGAGGGCATCGCCGTGCCGTACGGCGTGCGCGTGGAGCTCCGCGCGGGTCTCTGGGAGACGTTCGCGCCTGGCGCGTTCGCCCAGGACGTCGCGGCCTGGAATCGGCGCCAGGACGGCGCGCGCGTGCCGTTCGTGACGTCGCACCCAGGCGAGGGGGATCGGCGCGTCATCGGGACGGTGGATGAGCTCGTGGACACGCCGCAGGGCGTCCGTTTCCGAGCTCGGCTCGTGGACACGCCATCGGCGCGCGAGTACGCCGACCTGGTACGGGCGGGCGCCAACGGCGTCTCCGTCGAGTTTGCAACGTCCGGACCCGGTCGCATCGATCGGGACGGGACGCTCCGCCATCGGGCGGCGCGTCTCCTGGCGATCGCCGGCGCGGTAGCGCCTGCGTATGACTCCGCGCGGGTGGCCGTGCGATCACGGAGGGCAGCAATGGATCCCGAGCAGGTGCAGGACGACGTCCAGGAGCAGGACGACGCCCAGGAGCAGGACGACGCGCCGGAGGGTGCCTCCACGACGGCGGCGCCCGAGCAGGCGCGATCCCGCATGTCCGCGGTCGCGGGGCGCGCGACTATCCCGGAGGCGGAGCGTCGGAGCCGAGAGGCGTCCGCGGTCGCGCGCATGTCCGGAGCTCCGGCCAGGGTGACGCGCGCCGAGCTCGTCTACACCCGAGGCGGAGAGCATCGGTTCCTGCGTGACGGCCTGCGCGCGGCGTCCGGAGACATGGAGGCGTCGAATCGGCTCCACCGGCACTACGCCATCCTGGAGGATGTCGCCAAGCGCGCCGCCGTGGTGACGGACGATATCGCCGGGTCCTATCCCGCGGAGTATCTGCCGGGTCTGCTCGTGGAGCGGATGCTCAAGGGGCGCCCCGCGGGATCATTCTTCCAGCGGATCCCCATCACGGACGCCCGAGCTCGGACCTGGCCAAAGGTCACCCAGAGCACGCAGGTGCACAAGCAAGTGACGGAGGGCGTCAACGAGGCGGTCTCGCAGTTTGCGACGGCGCCCGTCACGTCCAATCCCGGCATGCTGATGGGCATGGTGGACGTCTCCCGCCAGGTGATCGACGGCGGGGATCCGGACGCGGAGCGGATGATCCTGGACGATCTCATGGAGAGCTACGCCCAGGTGTCCGAGGCGGAGATCGTCGCGGGCATCGCGGCGGGCGCCACGGGCGGCACGCACCCGATCGACGCGGGAGCTCCGCACGACGGGATCGTGGGCGCGATCGCGTCCTACGTCACGCGCCGCATGCTCCCAGCGGAGGGCGTTTTCACGCCTCCCGTCGTCTTTGAGGGCCTGCTCCTCCAGTCGGATCTGTCGGGGCGCCCGATGGTGCCCTACGTCGGCCCGTCGAATGCGGAGGGCACGGTCGGCGCGGGCGGCGCATCTGCGTCCGTCCTGGGCGTGGCCGTCTATAACTCATGGTCGCAGGCGGTGGATCGGGTGCTCGTGGCCAGGCGCGCGGACGCGATCTACTTTGAGAGCTCCGTCGTCCAGTTTCGGTATGAGCAGATCGGCGGACCCGCCGCGATCCGGATCGGGATCTGGGCGTATCTCGTGGCCGCCGTCCGCCGCGCGGAGGGCGTCATCTCGGAGACGGTTACGCCCGTCATCCCCTGACCGATGATCCTCCTGGAGCTCATCTCGGGTGAGACTCTGCTCGCCTACGTCGCGGGCGGCACGGCCACGACCCCGGACGACGCCGCCTGGGCCGACACGGTCGCGATCGCCGTCAACGCGGCGGTCTCGCACGAGCTCGCGCTCCCGGAGGATGCGCTCCTGGACGACGCCGCGATCTACGATCTGGAGGTCGCGGCGCTCGCCATCGGAGCGGAGCGCATGAAGCGCCGGGAGGCGCCGTTCGGCATCGCCGGTTTCGATGTGTCGGGCGGCGCCATCCGCATCTCGGGCGACGATCTGGCCGCGGGGCGCGTGGCCATCACGCGCTACGCCACGTACGGGACGGTGGGCATCGGATGACGGCGGAGCCGATCGTCCGCGGACCCGTCCTGGCGTGTCGGGATGAGCTCGTGGCGATCCTGCGTACGGCGGGCGTCTCCACGCTGGACGTCGTCTCTGGCCGGTTCCTGGCGCCCTGCGCGATCGTGGAGCCTGGCGATCCGTTCCTGGCACCCGCTCATCTGGCCGGGTCCTGGCACACGGTCAGGTGGCGGATCGTGCTCGTGGTGGGCGCCGGAGACGCGGCGGCCAATCTGGAGCGCATGACGGAGCTCGTGCAGAGCGTCGTCCTGGCCATCACCCAGGCGCCAGGGTGGACAGCTCCCATCGTCTCCGGCCCGCGTCTCGTGCGCGTCGTGGGCGTGGAGGGCGGCTACACGGCGGCGGAGATCATCGCCGCGACCATCGCGCAGATCACGGAGGGATAGAGCATGCCGCCGACCGGGCGCCCCATCTTCTTTAAGGTCGCTGACGTCAAGCTGACGATCGGTGGGACTCCGGGCGTGCCCGAGGAGTCCTATCAGTGTCAGGTGCACAGCGTGGCCATCACGCCCGAGGCGCCGGACCTGGAGCGCTATATCACGCTGTGCGGAGACGGCTCCGTGTCCGCCGCCGGATCGCCGACCTGGACGGCGGATCTCACCATCGCCCAGGCATGGGGCGCCGCCGACCTGGCGCGCCTGCTCTGGGATCATCAGGGCGAGACGGGCACGCTGTACGTCCAGGTGCACGGAGAGGGCATCGTCCCGACGGCGGAGGTGCCCGCCGTCCAGGTGGACGTGCTGCTCCAGCCTGGGCCATACGGCGGAGAGGCGGAGACGTGGCTAGAGCAGGAGATCTCTCTCCCCTGCACGAGCACGCCCGAGCTCCTGACCGCGGCACCCGTCGCGGCATCCCGGCGCACGGGTAAGGCGACCGCCTCCGCGAGCGCCTAGCGTGGCCGTCCAGGTGCGCGTGGAGGGCGCCGCCGAGACGGTCGCCACGCTGGAGCGGATCGAGCAGCACGCATCCAAGCCTCCCCCGGAGGCGGGACACGCCCTGGCCGCGGGTGTCCGCCTGGAGGCTCCCGTGCGGACGGGATATCTGCGCGCCTCCGTGGTGCCTCTGGAGGATGCCTCCGTCGTGGTGACGGCGCCCTACGCCGTCTACGTGGACGCGCGGGTGCATTTCACGGTGCGGGGCGCGCTCCGATCACGCCAGGCGATCGTGGATGCCTGGCAGCGCAGCGTGGACGCCCAGATCCGCGCGGAGGGTGCGACATGACCGCGGATATCGATCTGACCAATGGAGCTCTGGAGGCGCCGCGCACGGTCACCCTGCCCGCTCGCGTGATGGAGCGCCTGGGCTTTGGGGAGGTGCTGGAGGTCGCGGATCTCGCAGGCGTGCCGTTCGATCGCCTGGACGCCGCTCTCAAGGCGCGCTCCACGGAGAGCGCGCGCATCGTCATCGCCCTGGCGTACGTGCTCGTGCGGCGTCGGGAACCTGACGCATCCTGGCAGGACGCCCAGGGGTGGCAGATCGCGATCGCGCCGGACCCTACGCATCCCGATCCGATGAGCCGGAGCGCGTCGTGATCGGGTTCGCGTTCGCGACGGGATGGGCTCCGTCCGAGATCCGCCGCCTGACGCTCCCGGAGCTCTCCGAGGTCTCTCGGATCCTCAAGATGCGCGAGCGCGCCAGGCGCCGCCGCCGAGCTCGGAGGCGCTAGGTCATGCCCGAGGAGGTCAGGGTCCGCATCACGGGAGACGCCGCCGACCTGGCGCGCGCCACGGATGACGCCCAGGGCGCCCTGGGTGGGCTCGGTAAGGCGGCGGGCGGACTCTCGATCCCGCTCCTGGGCGCGT